TCTGCGTGAGCATCGGCAGCAGCGGCATAATGACCGCGTTGACCAGTTGCAGGGCCATATCCAGCAGCGGGGTGATGACCGGCAGCAGACCGGCGATGAGCTGCGTCAGCACCGGCAGCACGGCCGCTATAATTTGGGTCAGCATCGGCAGGATTGCCGAGAGGATGCTGGCGATCGGCGGTAGGATGGCCTGCACGATCTGGATCAGAGGCGGGAGGAGCTGCTCGACCAGATCCAGAATAGGCGGGAGCAGTGTGCTCATGAGCTCCGTCAGGATTGGCAGCAGGCTCGACGCCAGATTTGCGATCAGGGGCAGCACCTTTTTCAGCACGTCGCCCATCCCCTTGAGGAAGTCCTGCACAAACGGCATACAGTCGTCGAGGGTTTGCGTGATGACCGGTTGGATGGCCTCGAAGGTCTCGGTCAGGATCGGGGCCAGCGCGGTCAGTGCGTTGGCGATTGTGGAGGCCATCGGCAGCAGCGTCACCTCTGCGGAGCGCTTGATCTGCTCGAGGGCACTGCCGAGGTCGTTGTACTTGACGTCGTTGATGTGCTGGAGCGCGTCGGCGCCGTCATAGGCAGCCGTCTCGATGTCGGCCAGCACGGGCAGGACGCCCGCCTCCAGATCCTCGAACTGCGAGCCGAACAGGGCGACGCCGATCTGGTTTTTCAGGAGTGGATCTTCCAGCGCGTTGAGCGCTTCCACGGTGTCAAAAAATGCCGCCTCTGCGGACTCGCCGCCGGCGGCAAAAGCCTCGAACATTCGGTCAGCGTTTAGGCCGAGGCCCTCGAAGGCTTCCCGGCTGCTGTCGCTGCCATCTTTTGCGCGGATGTTGAACTCCTTCACGGCGTCGCCGATCTTGTCGATGCTGAACAGGCCAGCGTCGGCGCCTTCGATCAGGGAGCCCATGAACTGATCCGCACTCAGGCCGAGGGCTGCGTATTGGGCGCTGTACTCGTTGAGGGTGTCGAGCAGGTCGCCGTTTTTGTCTGCGCCGTTTTGGGCGCCGGTTGCGATCAGGCCGTAGGCTTCCTCCGCGGTGAGCCCGAAGTTTTTCATCAGGGCAGCGGCCGCCCGGCTGCTTTCCCCGATCTCATACTCGAAGGTGTCCCGCAGCACGAAGGCCGAAGCGGTTGCCGCCTCCAGCTCCTCGCCCACGAGTCCGCTGTTTTGCTTCACCACAGCCAGACCGTCGGCCACGTCCTTGAAGTCGTCGCCGAGGCCCTTGGCATAGACGCCCTTGACGGCTTCGCCGAGGGCTTCCAGCTCTGCGCCGGTCGCACCCGTAGACGCCGAGAGGTCGTTCATCGTGGTGTTCCAGTCGTCCCCGAGATCTGCGAGGTACTTCCCGGCCTCGACGACCGCCTTGCCCGTTGCGATTGCGACGCCGCCCATCGCGGCGCCGACGGCTGCGGCCTTCCAGTTGACCTTGTCGAGGTGGCCGGCGACGTCGTCCAGCGCCTTCCCGAGCGACGGGTCGATGGTGCCGGCGAAGCTCACGACGGCCTGAAGCATTTTATTTTTCCCGGCCATGTGCGTCACCTCCTTCGGATCTTCCGGCCTTTATAGGGCGGGACGGGGATCTTCTTGGCCGCCTTGGCTCGTTCTTCCTTGGCGTCCTCGATGGCCTCCCCGTACTCCGTCAGGAAGTCGGTCAGCCGTTTTCCTTCGAGGTCTCGGCGGGAGGTGTGGAAGGCTCGGCCGTAGTCCCGGAGGGCTCGTCGGAGCTGTTTTCCTCGGAGGCTGCCGCCGACCTCGAAGTAGTAAAATTTCTCCCGACCCTCATGAGCGCAGTGACGTCGGGGCCGGAGAGGCGCTCGAGGTCGGTGACGTCGATCTCGCCGTTGACGGCGATGACCGCCATCATGCCGAGGTAGACGTGCAGCGTGTAGTCCAGCTCGAAGGCGCCGGCACTGCCGCCTCCCTTCGCCGTGGTGGCCTTCAGCTTGCGGGCCTCAGCCTCGGCGAACATTCCCACGGTGATCGCGTTGGTGTCGTAGGTCAGCTCCTTGACGGTCTTGTCGTTGATCTTGATGGGGTTGCTGAGTGTCAGCTTTTCCATGTGTGTCGTCTCCTTTCTGAAAATAGAAGCGCCGCCCCGGTCTGGAGCGGCGCCTCATTGTTTAGAGCAGGCTGCGGATGTTCTTGCAGTAGTCCACGCCGCCGATGCGCATGATCTGGTTGAGCTGGTCGATCAGCCAGTATTCAGAGCCATCGACGAAAAGCTGGTAGCGGCTCACGGCGAAGGTGAGCTCGTTCTCGCTGGAGCTGCCGGGATCCACGGACAGGCCGGGGATCGTCTTGGGGGTGGCGCGGAGAAACGCCTTGCATCCTTCGGTCTTGGTGGAGCCGTCGGAGGTTTTCACGTCCTGCACCCACCTGAACTCGAGCGTCTGCGCCTCCAGCTTCACGAGGCTGCGCAGGCCGAGGTCGATGCCGATCTTGGTGATCGCGGCCTCCATCGCCTCGATCTGGCCGAGGATCGGTATGGTCAGCGTGCCCATCGCCCTGAAGTCCGCGGTCACAGGGGTGACGGCGGGCAGGGTGACGGTCACGTCTTTGGCGACGAGCTTGCCGCCGGTGTAGACGGTATTGGCAAGGATCGGGCCCTTGAGGTCAAGCCACTTCTGCGACATTATGCGTCACCTCCTTCGTAGTAGACGGAGAAGCCGGCGTCGGTGTACGCAACGTAGACGCTGGCGCTCTTGAGGGGCGGGGTCGGCGTGACTGCGATGTCCCACCTGAAGTCGCCGTTCATGATGTCCGTGGTGCTGTTCTCAGACTCGAGGAACAGGATCACGGGGTCGCCGATCAGGGCGCCCATGCTGACATAGCCGTCGAGCTTCTCCTGCTCGCGGTTGATAATCCGATCCTTCAGGGCCCGGGTCATGGGCTCGTCGATCTCGGGGCTCCACTCGCGCTGGAAGCTGTTGGTGATGTGCATGAGCATACGCATGGAGACGTCGAAGATGGCGCGGGGATCCACCTCGGCGCCGTAGGTGTAGGCGGCCGTGTGGTCGCCCCACAGCACCCACTCGCCGGCCCATGCCACGACGGTGCTGATGCCCTTCTGCGTCAGCTCCTTGCCGGTCTGCTGGTCGAAGCCGCGGTTGGTGGCGTTGGCTCCGAAATACTGCTTGATGACCGGCACGGCCTTATTGCCGCAGGTCTCCATCGGGACGCTGTTGTGGCTGAAGTCGGCCCGCATGAGCTCGACCACGGCCAGTGTGCTCAGGTGGTAGATGTTGCCGAGGTTGTCGATCGCCTGCGGCCAGAATACCTTCGAGCGCTCGCTGTTGAAGGCGTTGGCCTGCTTCCATGCGATCGCCTTCTCGATGGTGTCGACCGCAGCGGCCTCGGCGTCCACCAGAGGCAGGTCGGCGACGACGAAGGCGTCCCAGTGGCCGTTGATCTTCTGGCTGGCCGAGATCATGGCGTTGTAGACCGCGGGGCTGTGGCTCCAGCCGGGCGCTGCGATCAGGTTGGCGACCGCAAACTGCTCAGGGTAGAGCAGCGCGATGGAGCTCAGGCCGCTGTACTCGCCGGCCGCAGTGACGCCGCCGACGATGTCCTCGTCCACGATGGTGCTGTCGTCGACGTCGTAGTAGGTGGCGGTCACGGTGCCGGTGAGCTTCGCGTCCTCCTTCAGGCTGGTGATGATGACCGTGCCCTTGGTGAAGTTGTAGTCCACGGCGTAGTCGACGCCCTCGGTGTAGGTGACGGTCTCAGTGGTGGGCTGGCCGTCGTCGCCGGTGACTTCCTCCTCCTTGGTGAGGACGAGGGTGTCGAGGATGATGGTGGCGCTGGCGAACTCAGCCCGGCCGCCGGTGAAGTTGAGGGACGCGGTCGTCGCGTCGGCCTTGCGGTGCTTCCCGTCGGACGGATCCAGCACGTTGATGACGTAGATCGGGCCGATGTTGCCGAGGGTGTTGTTGAAGTGCGCGTTCATGACTTCGCAGAGGGTGAAGGTGCCCCAGTCGGCAGCGAAGCCGAGCTTCTTCTGCGCGTCGATCATGTTGCTCAGCTTTACGGGCTCATTGATGATGCCGGCGTCGCCGAAGCCGCGCACGAGGTTGACGGGCGCGGTGCCGACGTAGATCGGCGTGGTGCCCGCCTGCACGGCGCTCTGTGCCACGGTCTCGCCGATGTGGCCGTATGCGCCGTAGAGGTACTCGTTTGCCATGTGCTTTTCCTCCTTTGTCAAAAAATTAGAGCGGCCTCAGCGGTCGCCCTTAAAGCAGATGGTTGTAGGTTTTGGGGTTGCGTGTCGTTGCCTCCTCGATGGAGAGCTCAGCCCACGCAAACCAGTACGGGTAGAAGTCCGGGACAGCGTCCTGCTCAGTGACGGGGCCGAAGGTGATGCCCTGCTCCTTGATGACTCGCAGGCCGTTCATGTACTCGGCGTTTTCGATCTCTCTGAGGGCCGTGTCCACGAAGCTCCATGCGTCGTGCCAGCCTTCTCCGTTTTTCTCGAAGTAGGCAGTCGCCTCCTCATTGTACCGCTGGATGTAGGTGCCGCTGCCATCGCCCCGGGGCTTGAAGATGTCGGGCCCGTGGTAGCCGGGATCCCATGCCGAAAAGCACAGCCGGATCCTGATGCCTCGGGTGTGTGCGATCATGTCGTCCTCACCTTGAACGATCTGCACGCAGACCGACGGGATCGGTGCGGCGATCTTCGGGGGTGTTCTGTCCTTTGAGGGGACGAACAGGGAGAAGGCGGCCGGGTTTACCAGCTTGTAGGGGTAGGAGGCGTCGGTGGCGTTGTCGTCGGGGAGCTTCAGCTTCACCAGCGGGCAGACGTTCTCCGTCAGCCAGTCCCGGACGAGCTCGATGCTGTTGACTATGGACATCGGCCGTCACCTCCTACATGGTCACAGTCTGGCCGAGGGCGATGGTGGCGATCCCCATGTCCTCGCTCCAGTCGTTGATGATGTACTCGCGGCCGTCGACGTTGAGCCCTTCACCCGCCGGGCGCCGAGCAGGCAGATCCTCGACTGCTGCATAGAGCAGCAGCGAGGACTCTGCGACGCTCAGCTCTTGCCCCCCTTGGCGCTCCTTCAGGGCGTTTTCGTCCACGACCGCCGTGATGGTCTGGCCCTCGACCCTGTGCTCCTCACCGAACTCCTCGAGGTTGAGGAAGGTGCTGCGCACGTCTTTGGCGACCATCTCCTTGAAGCTGAAGGCCATCAGAT